ATAGTGCTTATTTCTTGCATTTTTAAACTCCCTTCAAATTTTAGTTAACTGGTGTTATATCGATATAGTATTCTTGATTCTCCTCGATTAATTTAGCCACATCGGCATTAACCGAATACAGCGTAATCTGCCCAGCCGGGTCATATTTAAAGAACCCCGCATTCTCATGACTATCCTTCGTCACAGCTTGCATGGTTACATCGGAACTACCACGGATTATTTGATTCTTAACGCATTTGAATTTTGTCCGGGCTATCATACAATCACCCCTTCAAATAACGAAAACGGAGCTCTCATATTTCAGAGAACCCCGCCTACAGGTTCATTTAGATATTAACCGACAGCGAACATGGTTGCGATCTCATCTGGTAAAGGTAACTCTGCTGGGGTTGCCGTGTCTCCAAATAACAATTTCTCGAGCGCGGTAAGTTTTATAGCATCGACTTTCGTTGAGTCAATGGTTAAAGATGCTGTTGGTCTCTTTCCAGTGACAGCGACCGGCGTGGTTGTTACTTCCCACGAGAAGGTTATTGCTTCTGGGGAATCGTTAATTGTCGAATATGCCTTTTCTGTAGGGGCAGCAAGACAACCATAAACCAGATGTAATTTGTAACCGTGATCAGCCCCTTCGGTGTCATTGCCGAGGGTGGTTTTATAGGCTAGACCAAACGTTTTACGATCTTGCTGGCCTATTGAAACGCCGACAGCAATTTCCGCAGAACCATCGCACTCGGCGAATTCATCCGGATACGTGTACGCTTCGATCGTTGCGCCGAACTCCTCAGCGGATAGGAGATTTAAATATTTGATGTCGTCGGCGTAAATCGGTGTTGGTTCCGCACCAGACGGACTTTCGGTTACGGCGGTTAAGCCATTCCACGCGACACCTAAAGGATATGCGCCAGTATTGTCCATGACATAGAGAACTCCATTTTTTACACCAGTTTCATAGAGACGTTCTCCAGAAGCATCCCAAATAAGTTTAGCCATTTCTTTTCCCCCTTAATAATAAAGATTGTATACGTCATGATTAAGATTGTCAGACGTATAGCGCCTATCAAAAACACACATAGGCAAAGACTTGATTTTGTCTGGAAGTAAACTATCAGGATTTTTATCAACCACCGTTACGGTGTATCCGACTTGATGGTTATACGGTTTGTCGTTTGCAAATTTAGTTTTGTTCAGACTGCGTGAGTAAATGATACAAGGATAACTCAACTTAACGGTTTCAGGTGGTTGAAAATAGACGTTAGACGAGCCAATTAGAGTCTCAAGGAGTGTTTGAAGTTGGACCCTGCTCGCCATTATAAGTACCTCCTATAGCTAATATTAGACGAGGCCTCTGTACATCGATTTTAGTAATCTTCCAAGAAGTCCCCATCCATTTGATATATCGCATGGTATGAAAATTCTGATAGGCAAACGGATCAGCCACAACACTTATTTCGTTGTTTATAGTCAGATCGTCGTTCAGATTCTTCCCGGCCTGCCAGCGTCTTGATAACTTCACAACGTCTCCTGAGTAATTTCGCTCTGTTATAACCTCCTCCCACACACCCGGTGCTGTTTCGCTAGTTTCTGCATAGCCGATCGCCCCATAGAACTTTGCCATTTTGAATCTCCTTCTGTAAGAAGTGTGACGAGCCTTTTACTTGTTAGATTGCGAGTAAAAGGCTCGTCAATTTCGCTACTTAACCAGCGGTAACTTCTAAGAACTCAAGCGCAATAGCGGCATAAGGCTTAATCAACGCTCCGCTGCAACGGGTTTCGATAAGGTACTTCTGGGCATTGTAGTCAATATCAAAGTCGTCAAACATGTTGACTGCCCCACCCTTATCGGCACCAACATTGTAGTCAGACAGGTTAACGATGATGCCACCAAGAGTGTACACTTTGCTATCAGTGGCTGTTCTAGATAATGATTCCATTACAGGAACCGTGATGATTTCTTTAACCCGTAAAGCCGTGGCCAACTTATCAACCGAATCGTAAATTATACGACCGGTTGTGTCTTCCATCAACAAGCAGTCGGTGAGGATGTCCTCGGTAGCATATAGAGTCGGCGAACCAGAACCTTTGTAATTCTTTCTGGACTTAACGGCAGCACGAATGAACGCCTTTGCTTTTTGATCTGCGGTAGCATTAGCAGCATGCTCGACTGGGGTTTTGATGGTGTACAAATCAGCATCTGTCCAAATCGGTCTGATATTTCCCTCGTTGACTTTATCGTCAGAAGAAGACAGACGTCCGTCCCCAACAAGAACGGCGCGAGCGATTTCCTCATCCAGCATAACTCTCATTTCAGATTTCAACCACGCAACCACATCGAAGTCTGTAATATCAACGACGTCGTCGCGATCGAGTTTCTGTTTCTTGTAAATGGTTGTTGGGGTGGTGCTTCTCTTAAGTAAAGAGAAGACTTCCTCAACCTTTAGTTTACCTTTGATGTAACCTTTAGCGCGAGCATCGGCTTCCGTAATATCCGCATAGATAGACTTGATGCGGGAGAATGGCGTGTTGTGCACATTAGCCATTACTTTTTCCACCCAGCCCATTTCTCGTTGGATGAATTGGGGCGTGTTAGTAACGTTTTTTGCATCTGGGAATAGGTAATCGATGTTCTCGATACCATGCGCCAGTACAGCATCTTTCAGGCTGCCGTATCGTTTAGCGTCTGTAATGATAGCCTCCATATCGGAATGGCTAAGGACATCCTTCTCTTTGTCTTTGTCGAATACGTTTTGTTTCATATCATCGTCTCCTTCGTCATCTTGATTGTCGTTTCCGTCGAGAGCTTGGCCGATCATCGCATAGACCACTGTTTTCTGTTTCTCAGAAAGAGTGTCGAACACATCGGCAACAGTTTCGTCATCCTCCGGAGGGTCTGTTTTTGGCGTTTCCTTCTTAGGCTCTTCTTTAGCGTCTTCGGCGTGAAATAGTTCAATCTCTTTCCCAGTAAAAATCACGGCTTCTTCTTCAGATTCCTCGCCGTGAATCATAACAGCATCAATGAATGCCCCAGGATTCGCTCCTGATAACACTAGACTTAACTCGCGAATGGCTCCATGTACAACATTATCGCCCTTCTGTCTAAGCTGATTAGCATATATTGACAGTGCCGACACATCCCCATGTTGGACTAATAACTTTGAGTTCTTCCCGAGTTCTGTATCGTTAAACACGCAATAGGCATAAACCCCCTCTTTGCGATTCTCCAATAACGCGTGACCAAGCACGTTCATTGGGTTGTCGTGTTGGTGATTCCACACCATTGGGACGATTTTCCCATCGTTATGTTTGAACGCGTCTTGCAGGATCGTTCGACCGTCGGAGCATTTAAGGTTGTTCCGAGTAGCCCATCCACTAAAATCATACTTTTCCAATTTTAATTTCTCCTTCCATTTTGAGGTTATACAGGGGTAATATCTTCAGCCGGTTTACTTATGTTCTTATTTTTAAGCTCGTCGGCCTTTGGATCATCGGAGGGTTTCATACCGATAATTTGTCTTACTTCGTTCGACGACAAGATCTCGTTTCGAGTGAACTTATCGGCAATCTCCGCCAGATCATTTACCGGTACAAGTTTGAATGGGTCTTTAAACATCGATATTGACTGGAATTGCGACCTTGCTGTTTTTGTTAGAAACTTTCGTTTCATTTCATCAACGATCGAGGACACTATTGGTTCGATTGTTCGGTTATGGTAATTAAGCATCGTTTTCTCGTCAGCCGTGCCATCCAATATACTCTGGGTAATTCCTAACTGGCTATACAGCATACTCATTAGGAATTCAATCTGAGTCATTAGATTGTTTTCGACCGAACGATTCAACTGAGTAATACGCTCTGTTCCGTCGGTATAAGCGATACCGTACTTAGACCCAGCCAATTGGTTCTCTATATCAGTACGACGAGTTTCGGCTTGTTGGCGCCTGGCCTCTGTCTTTATGACGTATGGTAGTTGAATTATCAAATCCAATTTACCAGATCCGCTTTGGATGTCGATGGCATCCAATAAGTTTAATTTTGAGATTAATCGTTTCAAAGTTGAATTTGGCTCGTTCATAATGGCGTATAAAGGATTTTCAATAATGGCCACTGTACTTTTAGGTACTAGGATATCTTCTTTTAATCCAGTTTTCTCATTATAAACTTGCACTCGTATAGTTTTTGGATACCACTCTAGGATCTTACCAGTTCGCACCGAGTTAATATCGTAAGACCCGGTAATTGCTGGGTTAAAAGTTGTATCCGTAGGAACGATAGCGATGCAGCCTTCATCCAACATAGACATTACGGCATCCTGAATAAACGCGCGTCCAGTTTGATCAATATTGGCGTCTAGCGTTAAACACGTATTAAGTCCAGACTCGATAATCGATATAAACCGATTGTTTTCGTCTAGTCGAACATGCTGTATACTTATTGCGGCGGCGTCTATAGCAATGCGGTTGTATACTGCGGTCACAATGGACCGTTCGTTTCCGCGAGTAAGTCTTGGTCTATCGGGCCTATTAGAATAACCCATACCATTGGCTCCATAATACGGACCTGGGTCTTTGTTAAAAAAGACATTCCATGCGTGTTTTAATCTGGAACCAACTGATTCCAATATCTTTTCACCTCCTTTGATTGGAAATAAGTCCATTTACTAATTTGTCACGTGATTATAATATGTCTTTCCAGCAATAGCCCCTATCGCAAGACTGGTTGCTTTTGTCGCATTAATGCTACCTGTTAATTTAAATACGGCTACTGCTCCAAGATTAGACGCTAATAGACCCACTGCAACAGACCTGCCAATGGCGGTTTTCTTGCTGAGATGATGTTCTTTTGAATCTTTTCCAACAGCTCTTACTTCGTTGTTCGCTCGACGAAGACTTCCTGATTTAGATCCAGCGCCCCTCTTACCCCAGCGCATTCCTAAGACGCCGAAATGTTGTAGATGATTATTATCCACTTATAATAAACTCCTTTCTCTAAAGCGATAAGTTTATTAACCTATTGATTTATGGATCAAACACGCATAAATTAACGCCTTCGATTATCAATAACGGCAGTCTTCAAATCGCTAGACTGCCAAACGACATTATCGACCCTTTGTGGTAGAATATTTGCACCCCAACGATTAAAGTTCGCTTCATTTCTTGCTCGTGTAGCATTAACTTGTTTGGCTTTCATTCCCAGCGCCCATTTACCAATATAAGCAGCTTTTACCGCCACTCCTACTCCCATTTCTATACCGTCTTCTTTGGTCATTAAGCGCCCTTTAGTACCCTTCACCCTTTTTCCGTCATCGGTGTATCGCTTCGAAGCCGATTTAGCAAGAGCGTCGCTAATCCCAACATTCGCGGTTGTAAGCGCTGCTATTTTTGCCGCTTTTATCGCGATGTCTTTTTTATTAGTAGGTAATCTACCAGAAAAAGCATCAGCAATTAGCATTTGCGCGGTCAATGAGGCTGCAGTCTTCGCGAAACGTTTGGCAACGTTTTGGTTTCGATATTGGAATCTAGCAGCATCCGACGTTCCTTGGAGACTCTTGTTTTTATTCAAAGCCGTTAACTTTTTTCTAAACTCAGTTTCTTTGGCTTTATGTTTTCCCCATTTCATACCGAGTTTCCCAAAATGGTGTAGATGATTGGATTCCATTTTGAATCAACCTCCTTAGTAAGCTGAGCCAAGCGAAATACGTCTCCAATTCTTACCGGAGGTTGCGTTGACCGCTACGCATTTGTACAGATACAACGCGTCCACCATTATAGCGTCAACGTCTCCGACCGTGCCGTTAACCCCTCCAGATAATGCGACGGCCCCTTCTGTAAACACCCCATTAGCCATGGTTTCACCAATAACAATAGAGTTCCCAATAGTCCCAGCAACATCGGCAGTAAGGTCTACACTATCTCCTGCACCATCGGCTGCGCCGACCCCTTGTGTATCGGACATAGTGATGGCGGCCAGTAGCGCTGTCACAGCATTCGTAGCCGTACAGTTTGCTCCGGCGGCTAACGTTTCAGCAGCAAAGACATTCGCCACAGATGTAAATGTTTCCATACTAACAATGGTGTCGCCAGAGACGCCGCCGATTAAAGCTGTAATGACACAATCATTCACTACAAAATTAGAAGCGGTAACTAGAGGATGTGGATCGTTAACTTCGTCGACGCCATTGATCGCGGCCACGATCGCTAGTTTTGAAGAAGCTAAATCAGTCGCAATTGATATTTCGCCATCGGCATTGTTAGTTCCAGCAGGAACGAACGTATACACTTTTTCACCAATAGTCATAGTATCACCACTGGTTGGTTGGGCGGCGATCGTTAATGCTATGGACGACTTGGTCGTGCTGGCGGTGATATTAACCGCGATATTTGTAGACGCCGTTTTTGTTTGAGCAGTGTCTGATAGGAATTCATACACATCGGTTCCTGCTACGGCTGGGTTATTGATGGTGATAGTTTCTCCATGGATTACGACTCCAGATATTGCCAGGTTTTCTGTGGCGTTTACGGCATTCACGGCTGTTCCAGAGACAACTATGTTGTTAATGGAGTCGATGATGGATTTTATTTTACCACCTAATTTCATTCGCTGGGTATTTACATTGATGTTGTCTAAATCTAATTCGTCTACAGCAGTTAAATTAGTCATCGTTTACTCACTCCTTTTTGATTAATCGTATAACTCTTTCTCAACCCAGTCTTTACCTAGGGCTTTGTATTGGTTTAGTTTAATCTTCGATGACCCTCGAAGTTCATCGGTGATATCAGAGACTTTTGTCACTTTAAGGCTGGTTTCTGGCGAGAATATAATAATTGGGGCTTTCGCTACGCCATGTCTAAAATCGTTTTCATCTCGAATGGCGTTAAAACCTTTTTTCTGAAAATGCTCACGAATTGTCTTTTGAATATAAGGTGCGGTTGGGTCAAAGTCCGAATCAAAAGTTAAAGCGGTGTTAACATGAGTGTACCATTCTTTTGCAACTTTCCCAGATGGATCTTTTCTCATATTCTCTAAATCTCTTTTGGATACTGGTTCACTGGCTATATTTGTAAACGTACTTCGAAACTTGGGGTCGTTTAAGAATAGATCCGTTGTGATTTTAGTAGCTTCATCCATGCTTGGCGCTTTTATCGGCTTCCGAGCTGTAAGTTGTAGAACCTGGTCTCGTCCACCACCAAAGAATCCTTTACCACCTATATAATTGACATATTTAGCATTATCGTGATCTGTTAAAGACGCATATGTCAGATCTTTTAATGGCAAGGATTGTCCATTACTACGAACAAGACGTTGTAAAGAAGCGCCTTTATTAACAGTGATTGATCCGTCAGCTTTTACGCTTATCCCTTTTGTTTTTACTTGTAGGTTTGGTTCGGCATGAGCTTTTTTCTTCCCCCAATGCATCCCTAAGACGCCGAAGTGAGTTAAAGGTTTTTGATTGATACTTATCACCCCCTATTCAAACGCGTCCTTATTCGCTTTATACGAAACATAGGCGTCCATCAAAGCCGAAACACTGTCGATCTTCTGAGCATAACGTTTCTTTAACAGTTTACGATTGCCATTAGTGTCCTCAAGTGTTATGGAATTTCCCATAGCGAACGTCATCAAAGCTTGGTCAAATACCAGCATGCGTTCTTCGGCTAGTATTTTCAATTCGCCCAATGGTACAGATTCTGTTTTTATTCCCTGTATCACCTTGTCTATACCGTAAGGTCCATTTTCAGTTTCCCACCGCGTTACGAATTCTTTAGCGTTATATGGATCAAATCCGAAGCATCTTACGTCGTAACTCGAATCGATTATGTACTTATCGAGATCTTCGTACACTTCCATCGTATCAAGAACTGTACCTTCCAGCACAATTAAACTACCTTCTTCTAAGAACTCGTTGTATTTTATACGCATAGCTCCAGGTAGTTTCATAAGTGTTAGCGAGGTAATATAACATCTAGTCTTTACACCAAACATTCCGTTTTGTATTGGGAATAAGAATGTGAACGCACAGAAATCATCGCCTTGCGATAAGTCCCCACCCATAGCGCACGGCATAGACCAAAAGTTACGCTTGCGATGTGGTAAAGTGTCTTCGTAAGCGAAGAAGTAAGTATAGCCTTCCATTGGTATTCCAAATCGCTTAGCTAGAATATCGTTTCGTGCCGCCGGAGCTTTTTCAGCTCTTTCAACGTCTAATTGATATGTTTCATAAGTCACGGTTTGGCCAAGGTTAGGATTGGCTTTCTGCCACGTTGCTGGATCGCTAATTTCTTTGACATCATCTAATTTATACCACCAAATGGAAACGTGCGGATTAATATACTCTCCTTTCAAGATATCAGACAGTTCCATTTTGATTGTGTCGCCACTACCGTTTCGCACAGTACCTTCTGAGCTTGTGGCTATGATGATGTAATCGTCAAGTTTAGAGGCTCCTTGTTCGATGGCTCCTACTACGTCTTCTCGAATGTCGCCGGAAAGCCACTCATCGACTGTTGAGACTTTTGGTCTAAGACCCTGAAGCTTATCGATACTCATTGGACGAACTTCGATGATGGACCCGGTCAGAAAGTTCTCAACGCCCTTTTTGGTAGATGCTAGTTTAACTCGATTGGCTCGGGAACCAGTAGTATTCTGTAACGACCCCTCAGTAAGGAACTTGAACAGCGGGCCACGTGATCGAATGATGGCTGTTCGTATTGGCGACATCACTTCATCAGCCTGTTTCATTGTTGGGGCGGTGGTGATTTGATGGGTCGTGGTGGTGTCGACATTGTGAAAGTATGATTGGATACATGAATCGTATAATGACTTAGCCGCGCCTCTACCG